CGCTTGGTGGGAATTCGCGGGATCGCAATTGCGACAGTCAGGCTCGATAAGATCAGAGCCGCGCGAACAGGACCGCGGTGAGCGAAAGCTGAGTGTTGTTGTGCCCCGTGCCGGAGCCGGCAGCCTGGGTCGAAATGCCGGTGTCCGCGGCATTGTTGCTCACGCCGGTGCCCGATGCATTGTTGCTGATGCCGGTGCCGGACGAATTGTTGCTGATGCCGGTGGTAGATGCGTGAGTGGGTGCCCCACTGAATTGGACACCGGCTTGGTTGCAGCTTTCTGCGTTGTCACCAGCAACCGTAGAGTTCACATAAATGTTGAAGGTGTGCGCGTGCCCCGGATCGTTGACCGAGTGGTTGTGGCCCGGATCGTTGACCGAGTGGTTGTGGCCCGGATCGTTGACCGAATGACTGTGGCCCGGGTCGGTGACGCCGTGATTGTGCGAAGCGAGCTCGCCGGTTGCCAGCGCGTGCAGCGCCTCGCCGAGCGTCGAGCCGAGCGTGGCCGCGGCGCCGGCGGTGACGGGAACGCCGCTCAAGCGGCCCGTCGTCGCGGCTCCGCCCATGCCGTCGACGCCAAGGAGCGTCTTGCATTGCGCGTCGGGCAGCTGGATCGGCTTATTCGCCGTCCAGTCCGCTGAGGCCGAGCCGCCGCGGCCGCCGGTGACCGGGCAAAGCGTGTTGGAGAAATTGTTCCAGAGCAGATAGTAGAGCTGCTGGCAGTCGGCGTTGGCGCGGCCGGTCGCCGCCGAGGAGGCGCTGCCGATGGTCAAGCCGTTGAGCGGCACCCAGCCGGTGAGCGTCGTGCCAGTGAGCTTCCATTTCACATCGCCGGTGCCTCCGGCGTCGCCGCGCGGGATCTGGAATTCGGTGCCATCATAAGTCAGCGCCGCCATCTGACCCGCGACCAGGTCATAAGGATTGAGGGCGCTGGCATCGGAGCGCGTCAGATTGAAGGTGCCGAGATTGCTGGCGCCGTTATAGACCTGGATCGTCGCCGGGCCGGTGATGGTGTAAGCGACCTTGGTGCGGATGATGGAGCCGGCACCGAGCGTGAAGCCCGGCTGATTGACGTTGACGATCAGCGCGTTCTGCGCGCCGGTATCCGCGGCGTAAGGCGGGGAGACCGCCTGGATCGCCTGCAGCAACATGCTCGCATTGGTGTTGTCCTGCGTGATCCCCATGCCGCGGATGACGGCGCGGACCTGCGCGAGGAGCGCGTTAAAGAAAGCAGCGCCGTAGGCCGTCCCGTTGTTGGAAGTCGGCGACGTGCAATCCTGAAAAAAGGTGTCGCTCGTACCGAACACCCGCGAGTCCGCGGGCATGACGGTGACCGAGTTTGCAGCATTGGCCGGGCCGAGAAGATCGGTCATGGAGTGCTACCGCGATGTGGGGAAGGAAAAAGTCAGCTAGATGCTGATGCCGGCCCGGCCGGATGCTTTGGCCGTGCCGCGAGCGACCAGGGCGACAAAGGCGGAAGAGTTGTCGGTGATGTAATTAACCGTCACATGCGCCGGCAGAATGCGTTGAAAGGCGCACTCAAGCGACGTGATATTGGGCTGACATTGTTGCTGTTGCCCGGCGAGAAAGACGCCGGCGCGCGAGGGCGTCGACATGGGTATTCCATAGGCGCCGCTGGAATCGAGAAACACGGTGATGGTGACGATGGTCGTCTGCGTGCCCGGATTGGCGAGAGCATTGCCGGCATAGCAGCAACCGGCCTGAGTGCCGCCGCCAAGATCCGAACAAGCGATCAACCAGCCGAGCGACGCGGCTAAGGCGCTCCACGAGGCGCAATGCGGCGAGCCGAAATAGCCGACCTTGGCGCACAGGTTCGGATACGGATCGCAGTTGTCGGGCAATCCGTATTCGGCGTTCCAAAGATCGAGAGTCGTGGTCGCGGAGGTGCAGAAAAATTCCTGCTTGAGCGCGCAGAACTGGCCCTCGATCCAGTTGCGCACGGTGCCGAGCGCGGCGATGAAGCCGGCCTGCACGTAGCCCGGCGGCCAGTCGCCCGGCGCCGGAATGCGATTGCTGAGCGACACGAGCCACGCCAGGAAATTGGCGATGGTGCCGCCGCCATCGTTCGCCGGCCATGCTTTGCCGCGCGGCAGCAGCGCGGCGGTGGCCATGATGCTCTGCTCGAGCGTCGGGCAGGTGAATGGCGGCCGTGCCGAGGACGGGCAAGAGGTCATCTGCTCCGCTCCGGCACTAACTCAGAACGTGACCGTGCCGAGCACGGCGATCTGTCCCGCGGTCAAAGAGATGTTGCCGGGCGAAGCCGAGAACGCCAAGGAGTCGGTCGAGCCGGAGCCGGCATTCGCGGCATTGGCGGTCAAGGTCAGCGTGGTGCCGACATATGTCAGCACGGTGCCGATCTGCTTGTTCGCGGTGACGTCAAAGACGTTCATGCCGGGCACGACCCAGGGATAGCCCGAGACGTTCGGCATCGTGATCGTCGCACTCGAGGTCGAGATCGTGCCGGCCGCCGTAATCAGGCCAGCCACCACGATCACGGTGCCGCTGGTGACGCCCGGCGCGTTGTCGACGGCCTGCTGCAGCCATTGCTGCAGGAAGGTGAAGGGAGTCGCGAGATAGGGCATCGACGCGTTCGGCGTGGCGATGCCGGCGACCTGCGAGAGCCGAAGGAATGCCGCCTGCAGCTCGGCGGTCACCGCGGCCTGTGTCGCCGGATTGGACGGCGTCAGTCCGGTGATGATGACATTGACGGCGACCGGCGTCGGCTCCACGACGGTGACGGTCGCGCCGGACGGCTGGACGGTTTGTATGAAGGCGGTGATCCCGGCGATGTCCCCGGATTGCGGGATGCCGTTGGCGTAGAGATTATCCATCATCGGCAGTACGCGCACGGTGCCGATGCCGGCCCACAGCGGCTCGACGAACACGCGGGTGACGTTGCCGTTGGCCTGCTGCGCCCAGATCACATAGTCGGACGCCGCGCCTCCTTGCGGCGGATTTCTCTTCTTGAACAGGATGCGGTAGCGGAACGTGCCCGGCGGCGGATTGAAGGTGGCGCCGTCCTGCTCGACGTCGGTGCCCCCGGTCATGCCGCCGGTCGCGACCGTCGCCACCGCGGCGGCATCGCCGTTCACGTCGGTGCTGCCCGATGAGATCGAAAGCGATGTGCCCGCCTGAGTGACCGTGTTTGATCCGGTGCCGACCGATTGCGCCGGCACGGTAATCGTGCCCGAGCCGGCGATCGACAAGGCGGCCGTGGCGATGAACTGCACGCCGTCGCTGCGCTGGAAGACGGCGCCGTAGGCGATGTCGTAGGAATCGGCGACGACGATCGAGATATTGCCGGCCGACGGCGTCGGCTGAAAGCGCGAGAGATTGATCTCGGCGCCATGCAGGTCGAGGTCCGGGCCGTCGGCGGTGAGCGCAAATTTCTGCCGCTGGATATCGTCGGCAAAGCCGAACAATTCCGACGTCATGCCGCCGATCAACTTGGCGGTCGGGTTGACGTTGTTCGGCCACAGCCAGGCGTCGGTGCCCGGGAGATTGGCGCGGATCGCGTTGCGCGCCCGCGTCACCAGTTGATAGAGCGACGGGATTGGAAACATTTATGGCTCGCGGGACTATTTTCAGGCCGCGGCCGCCACTACCTGCTGCCACACCAGGTTGAACTTGCCGCTGTAGACGAGCGCGCCCTTCTCGCCGAAGAGATTGACGGAGAGTGCCAGCCCGTCGAGACTCGTGATCTCGGCCGAGCAATCGATCTCGACCACCGCGCCCTGTGTCTGCAGCGGCGCGAGCGCCTGCTCCGCAAGAGGAGCCGCCCATTGCGCCGCCAAGTTCAGCGGCATGTTCCAGAGCACCCACAACAGCGAGCCGAGCGGCCCTTCGCCGAGATCGGTGCGCACGTCAATGCCATCGCCCCACCAACCGCGCGGGTCGCCGTCGCGGACATATTGCGCCAGCGGATGCGCCGGCGGCATGGCGGCGTCGCTGAACAGCGTCAGCATCACTGCGGTCGCCAGCGCGGCATTGGCGGAAAGCCCGCCGGAATTCAGCGGCGCATTGCCGGCGAGCGCCCAATCGGCTAGCGCGGCGGCCTGGTTCCAGGTCGAATCCCACAACAGGAACGGATCGGGCTGACAGGCCTCGTTCGCCCGAATGAGGATTTCCATGGCCCGCTTTGTTCCTTGTCAGTTGTCCCGTCCGCGCCGGTCGATCCAGCCGTATGTCGCAAGGGCGAGATTGGGATAGGCAGTCTCAAAGGAGGCAAGCGTAATCTGTTGTGAGGTGTTGGTCCTTACTGTGAAATCACCAGAAACCTGCATAGCGCCGGACTGAATGTTTGTGACCAAACTCGAATTACCGGCAGGTGTAAAAAATGTCATCGGCGCCTGATCTGGGGAGTAAAAGATGACGCCAGTGGCCTCACTGGTGCTGGTAATGAACGCCCTAAATCGCGCACATACTTCGACACCCGTTGGAACGCTCACGACGAAAGAAATGGGTGAGGACGACGGCGTCCCGTCATAGTTGGAGTACGGCGTTGACCATAAGAACTCGTCGCCGTTCTGTGAGAATAGGACAATGTGCGCGTTGCCGTCCGTGGCAATCGATCCGATCCGCCGGAATGCCACCGTTCCGGCCGGCGCGTTGGCCGCCGTGACGGAAGTATCAAAATAGATGTCGTACGCGCCGCCCTTGAGGATAGCAAAGATGTGATACCAAGTATCGGCAGCGACGGTGAGCCCAGTGCCCATACCATTACTGCCAGACCCAGAAGCCCATGCGCCAGCCGTGCTCTTTGTGAAGGCACCGAGCTTGATGAAATAGGCATTGGTGCTGTCCACACAGACGCCGGCTGAGATGTCGAGCACCGTGTTTGGCGACGTACTATCGTTCGATAGCTGTAGACCGGCTAGATAGCTTCGGAGGAACGAAGGATCGAGCGTGAGTGCACCGCCGGAGCCGGAAAGACCGCTGCCCAGCGTGAACGGGATCTGCGATATCTCCGTCATCGCGGCCTCTCAGGCCCCGGCGGCGCTGATAACGCCGCTCGCAGCGAGGTTGCCTTGCACCGTGACGTTGCCGTTGATGGTGCATCCGCTCGGCGCGGTGATGGTGACTGCGCCGGTGCCGACGATGCGAATATTATTCTGCACGAAGCTGATCGCCTGGCCGAAGGCGTCGTAGATGGTGACTCCCCCGACTGGCTGATTTTTCGGCCGAAATTTCGCTAATTCACCGCCGAAAAACATTGCCCGGTCGGAACGGCCGCCGGGACAGATGATGAGGCCGACGCCACCAGCCGGCGGATTGGAACTAAAGCCGAAGAGCGCGACCGTCGGGACATTGACCGGCTTGTCGCTGGCGAGGCCCGACAAACTGACGAGCTGCTGGCTTCCTTGGTCGTTGACCGATCGCAGCGCGGCGCGCCGCAGCATCGTGCGCAGCGCGTCGCGGTCGGACAGATAAGAGGAGCCCTTCATCCCGGCACCGAGCCAGGCGCGAACGGCACCGGCGGCGCACCGACATTCCAGATGCTCGACGCCGCGCTGCCGGGCGGGCTAGAGCCTTTTGCCGCGGTGCCGCCATAGGCGCGCGGATCGACCAGCTCGAGATGCGCGGTCGAACCGCCGGTCGAGGCATGCTTGCCGCCGGTGTGACCGCGGCCGCGGTTCTGCGTGAACTTGATCTTCTTGATCAGCAGTGCCTGGCAGAGGCCGATCCGCTCGCTCTCGACCCAGACGAGCCAGCCTGGCGTCCACAGCGTGCCGCCGGAATCGCGGAAGCCGTAAGTCACTGCATGCGCTTTCAGCGCCTCGCCGGCCTCGCGCTGGCTGTGCGCGTCGGCTAGCGATTGCGCCGTTTCGCTGTCGATGTCGGAATCCTCGACGTGCACCAGCGGCCGGTAACGGCCGGTCGTAAAACCCGGCGCCGACGATGACGGCGCGCTCTGCACCGGCGCGGCGCCGCCGCCCCAAACCGAGGCGTCCTGCGCGGTCGCTTCGACCTGCAGCGCGGCGGCGTCGGTGCCCGAGGCGGATTGCCCGCGCACGATGATCGGCGAATGCCGATGCGCCCAGTTCAGATCGCCTTCCAAATCCTTGAGCGGCGCCTGGCCCTGATAAAGACCGCCGGTGTGGCGCTTGCTGCCCGGCTTGGTGATCTTGATCGAACCGTCGAACTGGCCGCTGAGCGTCAGCCCCTGCGCGCGCATCAGCTTTTCGCAGGCCGCAAATCCGGACTCGCCGGGCACGAGCTGGTAGCTGTCGACCTGGTCGAGCTGCTGATCGGTCGCGACCGTGACACCGAACGGCTGCGCCAGCGCCTGCGCGATCGCCAGCGGCGACTGATTCTGGAAGTTGCCGGTACCGCCGGGATCGATGGCGCCGCAGTCGATGAAATCCTGCGACTTCGACCGGCCGCTGACGGTCAATTTCTTGAAGGTCGGTTGTAGCCGGTCGACATAGCCGGCGAAAGCGACGTCATTGTTGAATTGGATCTGCAGCGGTGTGCCGGGAGCGAATATTTTCAAGCGCTGCGACGAAGGGGCGACCTCGAAGGAGAAACTGTGCGCCGCGTGATGATAGCCCGCGTCGACCTCGAAGTTCTTGAATGTGCCCGTGAACGGCTGGCCGTTCGCCAGCACGGTTATAACTTCGGCCATTGAGCTCGCTCCGGCGCATTAAGAGCTCGGCCAATTGACCGGCATGTTCGGCGGCGCCGCATAGCCCGGCGCCAGCGCCTCGAACGACAGTGGCATGAACGATGGATGCACGACGTTGTTGCGCAGCACCAGGTCGACTGCGCGGATCGGGTCCTGATAAAGCCGCCACGCCCACCACAAGGCCGGCATCGATTGCGGCGAGCTGATCGTCACCACCGGCGCCAGATTGGCCATCAGCTGCGTCAGGTATTGCACTACGGCGCCCTGCAGATCCTGCAGTGCGACATAGACCGGAAAACCGGCGGCGCCGATCCAGCTGCCGAGCTCGTCGCCGACTATTTCGGCGAACAGCGCGCGCGCAACCACCGCATCGGCCCGGCTTTGATAAGTTTGCCGCTCGAGTGCTTCGCCCCAGGCGGCGAGCGCGGCGATCCGCGCCAGCGCCAGGATGGCGGCGGCATTCGCCGCGGCCGCAACGGCATTCGGCGACGCGCCGGCCGCAAGCGGTGTCGGCACGATGCCGAGCGTCTGATAGAGAGACAGCATCGCGCCGGCGCCGGCGTCGGGATTGCCTTGGAGCCCGTCGGCGAGCTGTGAGATCGTGGCGCCGATTGTCGCCGCGAGGATGGCGCTTGGATCCGTGAGCGAAGGCGGAATCGCCGGCGCCTGGTCAAGCAGCGTGACGATGGCCAAGGCCGTAGCGGCGACCTCCGGATTAGTCGAACCGGTCAGCGAAGATGCCGGCGTTGTCGCCAAGACCGGCGCCGCCGGATTACCGTAGGCGATCAGCACCGGCGCGGCGGTGACGATCGCGACATCGGCGGCGGCGACCGCCGCCGAGGTATCGGCATCGACCGGATTGACGGTCCGCACCGTCTCGATCGCCGCGACCACGTTGGCGACTTCGTCAACCGCGGCCGCGACGATGTAATCGGCCGGATTGTTGAGCACCAGCGCGTCGGGAAACATTCCCGCGCCGGTCTGCCACAGCGCGGCGGCCTGTTCGAAGACCGTCTGGCCGAGCTGCGGCACCGAAACGAACGGCGCCGCCGGCGTCACCGGCCCGGCGGCGACGAACTTCAGATGGAACGTTATGAAGCCGAGCTTGTCTTTGTCGCTGGTGCGCTTGAAGTCTTCGCAATGAACGCTGATCGGGCCCATGATTGGCACGACCAGCGTGCCGGGGCCTTTGGTCTCGAAAATCTGCTCGAGCGCCACCGCTTGCTGATCGGCGACGTCGCTCGCCACATAGCCGAGCCCGGAGAATTTCCGCGCCTTGATGCCGGTGTCTTCGACGTCCCAGCTTTCGGCGCCGAAATATTCATGCACTTCGGCGTCGCGGCCGCCTTCGGAATCGTCGTGCTCGAAGAAAAACGGCATGCCCATAAAAGACGCCGGCCACAGCGTATTGATCCAATCGCGCGCCAGCGCCATGGCCTACCACCTGTCGTTGAAGGAGGCAGCCGGTGCGACATCGGGCCAGGAGACGCCGCGATCTCCGGTCGAACCGCGGACCTTGATGCCGGTGATTTCGCCGGCGTGTTCGATCGCCGCTTCGAGCCCTTCCGGAATCTCCACCTTGACCGTGAGCGTCGCATCGCCTTTGAGCTCGACCTCTTTCGGCTGCGCGCGTTCCGCATCGAGCCAGGCCTGCAGGGCGTTGACCGACTCCAGCCAAGCCGGCGGCGCCGCCGCCCGGTCCAACTCGTCGGAACGCCGCCTGTTCTCGGCGAGCGTGTCGTCACTGACGCCGAGGGGTCCGAACATGCCGGCCCAGCCGGCGGGACCGAGCGTCTCGTCGAGCCGCGCGTTGACTTCCTTTTTGCGCTTCGGATCGCTCATGATCGTATCGAGCCAGCCGGAATAGGCCCCGGCCGCGAGTATGAACGGCGCCACTTCCGGCCCGAGGCCGAAGCGTAGCGCCTTCAGCGGCGCGCGCATCAGCGAGGACGCAAGTTCCTTGCTCAGCACGCCGAATTTACCGGCCATTCCGAGCGCGCTCTCGTAGGCGATCAGCGCGCCGCCGCCGATCACCGTCGCAAGCCCGGCCTCAGTGGCTTTCTGCACAGCTGGGTGCTCGTGTGCGGCCTGATTGAGATAGGCGATGCTATCCGCGATCGCCTTCAGCGAACTTGCCGCCGGCAGCGCCAGCGGACCTGCAGCAACTTGCATCAAATTGGTGAGCTGCTCGGTCACGGCATGAACACCCATGCCGACATCCTTGCCCAGGAAGATGTCGGCGGCCTCAAGCCCATGAGCGTGCTCGATGAGCCCCCAATCCTTCATGATGCGCGACTGCTGCGTCGCGAGCACGCTGACCAATTGCTGAGCGGTCGCATCGCGAAAGACCGTAGCGATTTCGCCGAGAATCTTCGTCTTATCGGTGATGCCCTTCTTGGCGAGTGCCGGCAGAAAAATTTCATTCACCCAGCGATAGGGATCGGCGGCGGCGAGCTGCCAGCCGGTAACCGCGCCAGGCTTGACCGACGTCACGATGCCGGCTTTGGAGATCTTGACCTTCGATTTATCGCCGATCAGGCCGAGATCGAGCAATTCGTTGGCCGCTTTCACCTGCATCCGGCCGCCGACGAGCGTCTGATAGAAAGTGCTCAACGCCTTGCCGGCCGAGCTGCCACCCATTTCCTGGGCGAAGGTCGGCGCCGTCATCAGCTGGAACCGGTCGGACAGCGCCTGCGTGGCGCCGCGGCCGTATTTGAACATGGCGTAATAATCGGTGGGCTTGAGCGTGTCGCCGAAGACGTTGAGCGCCTTCGCCATGTTATCCATGTAGTGCGTGAACTTCGGCAGGTTCTGGGTAACGCCCTTGATCTCCATGCCCTTGATGAGCTGATCGAAGTCCGCTTCCAGCTCTTCGGTACGCTCGGGATGCGCACCCATGGCGACGACGCGCATTTTTGCCATCGGCTCGACGACCTTTTGCGCCTCCTCGAATGAGCCGACGATCGAGCGCGCGTTGCGCAGCATGTGCAGCAGCGTGGTCTGCGACAGCGCCGGCAGTCTGGCCGAGACGCTCGCGGCCGCCGTTTCGGCCTCGCCGATTTCCCCCGGCGTCATGCCGGCGGTTTCCATGCGCACGCGCTCGTGCTGGCCGGCTATCGCCGCATGCGCGGTTTTTGCCGCCAGCTCATGGGTAACGTGCGCCGCCTCGTAGGCCGTGGCGCCGGCCATTCCGCCGGCGATCAGCGGTCCAAGGTTCCGGCCGATGACCTGCGAGAGCCGTTCGATGCGCTGCAACTTGCCGTGCAGCATGTCGAGCTTCGTGCCGGCGTGGTCGATCGCCGAGCCGACGTTGAGAAAATTGCGGCCGACGCCGTCCATGCGTTTGCCTGCGGCGGCGAGCTTGTCGAATTTGCCTCCGACGGCGTCGAACATCGCGCCGGTCTTGTCGCGGCCGCTGATGACCAGCTGCGACTCGAGGACTTTCGGCGCCATTATCGTCTCCGCCTATGCCAGGCCACTGCGCGGGCGTGCCAGCGCGCGAGCTGGCCGATCGGCAGCGCATTTATGGCGCTGCAGTCTTGCCCGGCGCCGAAGGCGAGCTCGTCGGCGAGGTCTTCGAGGCCTCGCCCGCCTCGTCGCCGTCCCGGAAAAAACTTCGCACCTCGCGGCGGATCGCTTTCGCCAGCTCCATGCCGCCGTCCTGAATGAGCAGCGCGTCGGGCTCGACCAGCAGGACTTCGCAATATTTGCTGATGACGGCCGGATCTTCGATGATGAAGGGAATGCGCGAGCCCGGAGAGACGCCAACCAGGAAAGGATCGCCAATTTCCATATACTCGGCATAGGTCGGTTCGCGCAGCACCGCCTTGGTGATGACGCCGCCGTGGCCGACGATCGGCTTGTCGAGCTTGACGGTGACAGTCCTGCCGGCGGGTTTGTTCTCGCTCAAGGCTCGCTCCACTATTGAGTGCTGTAAGTGCCGCCCTCGATCTTCAATCCGTCGATCTCGCCGGTGGACAGATTGTGCTTGGGCGTGCCGGTGAGCCGCGTGTTGGTGAACAGGTGGGTGACGTTGTTGTCGACCTCTCGGATAGTGCAATTGCCGATCTGCAGCATCAGTCTCTGCCAATTGATATTGGCCGAGATGCGCAGCTTGAACTCGGCGCCGGGTTGCTTCGGCTTAAGCAAGTACGCCGGGCTGCCGTCCTGGTTGGTCTTAACCTCCGACTGATAGATCGAGGGATCGAGCATCACGTCGGCGTCGGCGATCGGCGTCGACCAGCCGTTGAAGGTGAAGGTGACGCGGCCGCCGAATTGGCTGGGGACTGCAGTCATGATTTATCCTCGCTCTCGCGCTCGCGCCGCCCACCAACCCGCTCGCGCGAGAGCGAATTGGAGCCAGCTCGAGGCGTTCAGATTTATGGATTGGCCAGGGCCGCCAGCGGCGCGCCGGACGGCGAGTAGTATTGCAGGAACGCCGTCACGTTGGCGGCAAAGATGCGCAGCCCAGCGACGAATTCCAGTGGCAGATAGGAATCGCAGCGGCTCGGGTTGATGGCGTTCTGCTCCACGACCAGGAAGGTGGCGAAGCTCGCGGCATCCTGAGTGACGCCGAGCGCCACCAGGTCAGTATAGGCGTGCACTTCGACGGCCGCGACATCGGCGGGAGTAATGATGGTCGCGACGTTGAAGGGATTCTCCGCGGCGAACGCCTTGCGGCCGAGTTGGGTCTGCACCGTGCTTTCGAAATAGCGCAGCGCGAACATGCCCTGCGCCATGGTTTCGGTGTCCATGAACGTCTGATCGGGCGCGTTGGCCGAATTGGTCTTATAGGTGGTGACCATGCGGTTGATCACCACGTTACCGGACGAATTCACCGTAAAACCGGCGATGCCGTAGCTATAGAGCGCCTGCAGGTCGGAATTCTGCCACCACTTGGTGCGGTCGAACGGCGGCAGCACGCCTTGCAGCACGATGCCCTGCATCGGCACCGAGCATTGCGGCGCGGTGCCGAGGTTTTGCACGGCAGCGCCGCCGAGAGCCGCGGCCCATTCCCAGGGCGGGGTGCGGAACACCTGCACGCCCATGACGGTTTCGTGCTGGTTGTTACGTCCGGAGCCGAGTGTAGTCTGGGTCGAGAGCGTGCCGGCCGCGACCGTGATGTGATGGCCGTAAATCTGCTGGAACGATGACCAGCGACCGGACGCGTCGCTGAGGAATCCCTGAATGGCAGTGAGCGAGGTCGAGTCCGAATAGGCCGACGCGATCCAATCGAACGGCATCGAGCCGCAATTGGCCAGCGGCGTGGTGAGCGTGGGGATGCCGGAGCCGCCGGACATCGGCGCGATGGTGGCATTGGCCGATTGCAGCACATTCGGCTGATTGGTGACCAGCGCGACGCTGATATTGTTGCCGAGCGCGCCGATGTGGCGCGCCGTCAAATCCATCTTGCTGGCGATCGTGATGTCGACCGCGGCGACGACCGGCAGACTGAGCGCATTGACCGCGGCGACCGCATTGGTCGCGATGGTGGATGCGGTATCTGAGGCGTTCACCTGCCAGGCGACGAGCCGCCCCATCACCTCGATCAGCGCGGCGCCGGCGACTCCCGGCGCGGTGAAGAGAATGCTGCCGGCCGCGGCGGCGCCGGCCGGATCGACCAGCGGCAGCGCCCAGATTTCCTGGGTCGGCGCCTGCAGCCGGGCGGTGTTGTACATGCTGACCAGCATGGAACCGAGGCCGAAGCGGGCAATCGCGTCGGCCGTGCTGGCAATCGGGCCATAGGGGACGCCGGCCGGCGCGTTGCCGGTCGAGGTCATCTGCCCGACCAGCAGCTCCTGCGTCTCGCCCGAATAGGGCGTGCCGCCGGAATTGAACTCGAACGAGGCGAAGGGGACGAGCGTGTTGCCCGGCACGTTGTTGAACGGGACGGTCGTCATCGGTTCTTCCTCTCGGCTTTGGGCTCGGGCGGCGGCGCCGGCTTCGGTGCGGGCTCGGGCGGCGGATTTATCTCGACCACGTCACCGTCGCGCAGCCGCGCCGCCCAATAGGAATTCAGCGGCTTCCATTCGCCGGTGGCGGCGAGCGGCCGGCCGCCCTGCTGCGGGTCCGGCACGACGCGCGCGATCGGCGCCTTGGTGACCGGGTCCGTCATCGGCGCGGGCTTGATGAAGACGTTTTGCATTTTGGTGAGGCTCTCGTGCTCGCAGCAGCGAGCTGCGCTCAATCAGAGGGGTAAAGATCGTCCACTTCGCCGACGATGTTCGGCGTCGCCGGAATCGCGGCGCCGGGCAGATGCGCCTTGACGTTGAGCCCGACGGTCTCCAGCGGCACGCGCAGGGGCATTTGCGGGAAGGTCGGCTCCTGGATCAGGCCGTCGATCACGCGGCGGCCGTAGGAATTCTCCGGCAGCATGCAGGCGACGGTCTTGAGCGGCTCTGGCAACAGAGCAAAACCCGTGAGCTGTTGCGCCGGCGCCGGATCATAGGCGTCGTCGCCATTGACCAGCACCTTCCAGGTGATGGTGCGGCGCGCCAGGCGCAGGCCTTCCTCCGAGGTGCGATGCACGGTCGAGCGGATGTTGGTTACGCGCGAGGCACAGACCTTGCGGAAGATCAGGCCCGAAGGCGCGTAGAACAGCGTGAAATAGATTTGCGCGCTGATCAGATTGAGCGTCGCCTCGAGCTCGGCATCGGTCTCCGGCCATCCGACCATGAAAACCTGGGGATCGGCATCGGCGGCGGCCTTTACCACCACCGAGCACTCGAAGACGAGATCGATGCAGAGCAGATAAGGCGGCCCGCCGCGTTTCTGGCCGGCCTCATGGCTGTCGTCGTCTTCCGCATAGACGACGATGATTGGCCGCTGCTCTTTCTCCTGCATATCCTCAAGTGGGTCGATGCGGCTGTCGTAAATGTGCTTCTTCGCCAGCGTCGGCCAGGGACCGTCGGCGAGCAGCGCCGGCGTTGGCCTTAAGCCTTCGATGGCGGCGAGCCGCAACGCCAGGGATGACAGCATGATTGTTCCGGCCGATCAGGCCGCGGTTTTCTTCTCGCCCGCGAGGCTTTCTTTTTCCGCCGCGATCTGCTGGTCGAGCGCGGCGACTTCGCGGTCGATGTGATCGTTGACGGTCTTTATGCCGTCATCATGTGCGGCAGTGCGTTCGTCATGCCACTTCGAAAGGCGCTCAAGCTCGGCGGCGAGTGCAGCCTTCCTCGCGGCGACATGATCACCCGCCGCCTGCAAATTCTTCGCATGGATCGCCAGCTGCTTGGCTTTCCAATCGAGCAACCGCTGGCGGTCGCTTTGCAGCGTGTCGAGAACAGACATATTTTTGGTCCTTTACTGCGGGCTCAATAGATTGAGATCGACCTGCAGGCGGGTGCCGGCCGAGGGAAATTTCGGCTCGGCGATGTGGAACAGGTCGCCGGTTTTGTGCCGGCGCAGGCGGTCGCCCTGCTGTGGCCGGTAGGGCAGATGGTGCATATCGAAGTCGATCTGCGGCCGCGCCGAGGCGTGGCCGGGAAGCTCGGGCTTGACGCCCTGGCGGCGCGCCTCTGCCGAAAACGCGCGCGCGTAGGGCTTCAGATAGGCGCCGACGATTTCCTTCACCACACGAGCCGGATCGGGAGCGCCGCGGGCGTTGACGTCATCGTTTGCCGACGCCCAGGGCAGATACGTCCACCGCTCCGCATAGACGGCGTCGACGGAGCGAGAATGAGCCGCGAGCGCATCCTCGTACACGGTCATGTGCGAGCCGCTTTCGCATGGGCGGCGGCGAGCTCGAGCGCGTCCGCATAGAGACGAATCGCTGACAGCCCATAGATGAACGCGGCGAGCAGATAGCCGCGCGCCATCGCATCCTCGCGCAGCTTGCCGAAGATTTCCGCGTCAGCGATGATCTGCCGGACCGTGCGCTCAGTCATTTGGGGCCGTTTTGGAAAACTGGCGAGCGCGCGGCGCGCTTGAGATCAGTTCGAGCTGATCAGCTGTACCAGCGCTTCCGGCCGGCGGCAGATCGGCAGCGGGTTCGACTCCGACTTGAGCTCGATGCCTTCGCCGTGATCCTTGATGTGCGGCGAGACGTAGATCTCATTGCCCTTGGTGTTGACGAAGCGTAGATCGTGCGCCGGCGCATTGTAGGTGCGGAACATCTTGCGGGTGCCGCGCGGATATGCCGTGCCGGTGTTGGCCCCCCAGAACGCCTGATTGGTCAACGTCGTCGCCGTCGGCGAGGTTTTGATTGGCGCGGTGCCGTAATATTCGCGGAACAGGATACGGCCGAACTGAAACTCGCGGCCCCACATATTGCCCTGGCTCTCCTTGCGCACCAGCATCGCCAGCATGATCGCCTGCTCGGCGTTCAGATAGTATTGCAGCACGTTCGTATGAGTGACGAAGCGCTCGAAGAAGGTCGGATCGACGATGGCTTCGATGCCGGTCATCACCTCGCCGCGCAGGTTGGTGGTGATCGCTTGCCAGACCGCCGCGCACTTGGCGTTCATGTCGGTGGTGGTGGTGCCGAGCACGAAATCAACCGTCGTCGGCGATACGCCGAACACGCTGTAGAGATTGAGCAGGCTCTGCGAATTGCCATCGATGAGGTTGCCCTGCAGCGCTTGGCAGCGCAGCCATTCGCGGGTGATGTCGTGATTGAACTTGATGTCCATCAGCCGCTTGGAGACTTCCTCCTCGACGGTGGTGAGCCGTTTCACGTCCTGCATCTGGATCAGGATGTCCTGAATATCCTGGGGCGTGATCAGGTCGAGCTCGGGGAAGTGCGGCACCTCAACGAAGATGGTCTTGCTCGAGCGCGGCAGCGCCGGCGTCGCCGGAGCGCCGCGCTCCTTGGCCGGCAGCACGCGCAGGACGTGCTCCTCGTAGCGCATCTCGACAATGCGCGAAATCGAGCCCTCGCTCTGAAACAGGTCGAGCTCGGCGAGGAGCCCGTAGAGCGGCGGGATGACTTCGATCCGCTCGGTCAGCTGCGTATGAGTGTAGGGAAAAATCAGACTGAGGTCTTCGGCCATGGGAAGCTAGCTCCAATAGGGCCCGCGAGCGGGCGGGTTGGGTGTGGCGACAGCGCGTTTCCCGCGCGTAAACGCGCGATCGGCCCGGCGAGCGGGCCAAACAAAGATCAGCTGGGCCGGCAGATGACGTAATTGGCGGCGAGCTGAGCGAGCGCCGCGGCCTGCTGGGTCGAGGTGATGCCGGCGGGCCAGATCAGATAATCGAGCAGGCCGACGACGAGCCGCTCGGCGAGCACCACCGTGGCGGTCGCGGCCGCCGGCACGGTCTGCGGCCTGACGACGACGCCGACGGCGACTGCGGAACCATCGACGGCAGACGGATTGAGCGGCGTCACATTGCCGGAACCGGTCTGTACCGCGACGGAGAAGCCATCACTGAGGACGAAGGCGGTGCCACCGGCGGTGATGGTGAAGCCGATCTGGTTGGAGAAGGCCGTGCCAGTCGTGCCCTCGCCGACAAACCTGCCGGAAGGATCGTAAAGGCTGAACTTGGTGGCCGCGTAGAACTCGCCGGTATAGGTGCCGGCTTGGCAGCCCGCTTTTGCCGTCACCGCGCCACAGGTGCCGTTGCCGGTATTGCCGGCATTGGCCGTATAGCTGCCCGGCGGTACCGCGATGGTGAAGCTGTCGCCGGCGACGAAGGCGGTCCCACCGGCGGTGATGGTGAAGCCGATCTGGTTAGCAAATGCCGTGCCGGTCGTGCCGGAGCCGACCAGCGCGCCCTTCGGATCGTAGACGTTGAACGCGGTCGCGGCGGTGAAGCTGACGGTGTAAGTCCCAACCTGCTCGCCGGTCTGCGCCGTCACCGTGCCGACGGTGCCGTCGCCGGTATTGCCGCCATTGGCGACCGCAGCCGCCGGCGTGCCGCCGCCGATGATAATGCGGCTCATGACGGTGCCGATATCGAGCAGGCCCGGATTCGATTGTCCGCTTGAGGGCGACGGCGGCGGATTAGCCGCGCAGTTCGGCGCCGCGGTCTCCTGCTCGAAGGAAATCTCCTCGGCGGCGAACCACTTGAGGAACGCCGTCTGCAGCGTTTGGCGGAATTTGGTCTCGGTGAAGAGGGCCATGGAAAGCTCCAATCAAGGGACCCGCGCGAGTGCGGGTTGTGGTGGGCGGCACGCGCGAGCGCGGGCCGGCTGGAAATCAGGCGGTGCGGGCGAGCGGCTTCTTGCCGATCTTCTCGAGCTGATGGACCACCGCGGCCGACAGGCCCGCGGCGCGGTCGCGCTGGGCGCCGCTTTCGACGGCGTCGACCTTCGGCGTCGGCACCTTGCCATCGAGCCGCGAGGTCTTCTCCGGCGCGGCAACCGGCGCGGCCTTGAGCATCTCGATCGCCGCGGCTGGGGCGAGCTCGGTGCTGAAGGCGAGATGATTGGCCAGGCCCTCGCGGCCCTTGGCCTCCGGCGCGTTGACGATCGCGGCAATGCGCGCTCGCTCGCCGGTCGCCGCGGCGACGGTGCCTTCCTTCTTGCCCTCGGTTTTCGCCTCGAGGAGCGCGGCGGCATGCTCCTCTGGACTGAAACCGATTTTGAGCTTGCCGGCGCCGGTGATGAGCACCGTGCCGGATTCATGCGAGCCGCTATCGGCAGCAGTAGCAATGGCGGCGAGACCGCGGGAATTCGCGTCCATGATGTTCTCCAGGTTTTTGAGAAGAGAAAAAGCTTCAGCGATTCACGCGCTGGACGAATTCGGCAAAGGCCATGCTCGGCCGCACCACGCCGTCAGTGAGCCCGGCCTCGACGGCGTTCTCGCCGCGGAAGACGCCGGCCTCCGTGGCGAGCGCAGCGCTCTTCGACAGCCGGCGGCCGCGATATCTGGCGACCGCCGTTGCGAACTGTTCGCGGCCCTCGTCGAGATCCGCCTGCCAGCGCGCGGCGACGTCGGCGCCGAGCGGCTTGAACGGCGAGCCGTCGTCTTTGCGCGCGCCGGAGGTGAGCACGGTGACGCGCACGCCGTCGTTCTCGATCGCGCGCGAGAAATCGACATGCATGGAGATGACGCCGATCGAGCCGGCATAACCGTTCTCCGGCAGCACGATCTGCCGCGCCGCGGCGGCGAGCAGATAGCCGCCGGAGAGCGCGAAATCGGTGAGAATGGCGACCGTCGGCTTGACTGCCGAGAGCTCGGCGATCATGTCCGCGGTATCGAAGGCGCCGGCGGCCTCGCCGCCGAAGGAATCGACCTCGAAGACGACGCCGCGCACGCGCTCGTCGCGCGCCGCGCGCAGCACTTGCGTCTGGATGCCCTCGTAGGAGGTCTCGCCGGAATTGCTGTCCAGCCAGGCGCCCTTGTGGACGAGCGTGCCCTCGATCGCGATCACCGCGACCGATCCAAACCTGGTCAAAAGGTCGTCGCCGTAGCCCCTCGCCTCGGCCGCCGTTCCCATCGGATCGCCGAGCCGGCCCATCTTTTCTGAAGGACGCCCGCCTGAGAAGGCGACATGGTCGATTGCGGCCGGGCCGTCGATGACGAGCTGGCCATCAATGAGCCGGCCGCCCATGCCGGCGACGATGGCCACCGCCTTTCCGGCGTCGACCATCAGCGGCGTATTGAAGATGCGCGCGGCGATGCGGGGATGACGGAAGTTCATGCCGCTTGCTTCTCATTGGTGACGTCTTCCGGCGCCGGCGTGCCGTCGGGATCGTCGCTCGGGTCTGTCGCAATGCGTCCGGGCGCGGAGATGGCGCGCATCAGGCCGCGCGCGCCGAGCTCATCTTTCTCGATCGCCGCCTGGTCGAGCACGTCGAGCCAGTCCTCGCCGGCGAGCGCGCATTCCGCCTCGAGCGTGGACGTGAGCTGATCCATGCGGATGCCGGCGGCCTGCGCCTCCTTGACCGGATCGACGTAGCCGCGCGACGGGCCGATCCAGCGGGCGCACAGATAGGCGCCGGGAACATCCCAGAAATCCGGGGCGCCGGCAGGTGCGGTGATGTAGCCCTTGTCGAAGGCCTCTTCGATCACCGCGTAATAGACCGGCGCCACGACCTGCTCGACGAACGATGAGAACAGCGATTCGATGTGGCGCCAGACCTCGTTGAGCGCCGCGCGCGCGGACGAATAATTCGTCTTCGTCCAGTCCATCGCCAGCTGCTCGTAGGACAGGCCGAGCGCGGAAGCGATGGCGCGCAGAAATGCCGTCTCGAAGGCGGCAAAAGCGGTGGTCTGCCGCGGCGCGGTGTTGAGTTTGATCTCGTCGCCGATCGGCATCACCGGGATGCGCACGCCGTTCAATCGGGCCGGATTCTGCTGCCAGTAATGATGCCGCTTGTCGGCGAAGGTGGTGGCCTGCGCCGTGAACGCCTGCGTCGCGTCGGCAACCGGCAGGTTGGAATGCACGAAGGCGGCGAACAATGCATTCGTCGTCGCGGTGGCAATCTCGGTCTCGGCGAACTTGCCGATCATGCGCAAGCCGGTCATCAGCGCCGCGAACGGCGTGATGGCGCGCGACTGGTCCTCGCGGTCCGGCTCCATGGCGTGGACGAAGACCGGCCGGCCCGATTCGGTAGTGCGCGGGATCGTCGTCCACTTCAGGAGCTGGGCGAAGCGGAACCAATCCGATGGATGGCCGTTGCGGACGTGGTACTGCGTCGGCACGCCATCGTCGTCATAGGAGATGCCGCCGCGCAGCCAGAGCGTGTCGGCCTGGCCGAGCGGATTGCAGAGCCGGTCGGGATCGATCACGCGCAGGCAGGTGGCATAGCGTGCCGCCGGATGCGGTTTCCAGGTCAGATAAGCGGTGCTCTCACCGCGGCGCACCGTCGTGCGCGCCTGCAGGCGGAACAGCGTATTGAGAGAATAGCGCCGCTGCGCGTCGGCGAAGCGCCGCGGATCGTTGGCGAACAGCGCCCACTCGCTCTTGAGCGAGGCGGCGAGTTTTTTGATGATGTCGCGGCCGGAGCGGTTTGCGGTATCGACGCCGAGCGCGTGGGCATCGGGCCGCGGCGCCAGCCGGATGCCGGCGCCGACCAGCATGTCGACCAGCCGCATGATGCCGGCGGCGGCATGCGGATTGTTGCGCGCGAGATCGTCGGCGCGGCTGTTGGCCCAGATGCGGTCGTAGAGGGTCGCGCTCTCGGCCGAGGTGAGCGGCGGCCGCCAGGCGTAGGTTTCCTGATAGTCGAGGCTGGCGCCCTTGTAGACCGCCGGGAAGGCGCCCTCCGGGCGCTCGGTGGTCTCGGTCGGGCCCCAGAGCGTGTCGATGCGGGCGCGCATGCGCCCCCAAAGACTCAGGCCTGATGAGGGCTGGATCGGAGCAGGCGAAGCGCTCACGGGTCTCTAACTCCCGCTGACCAGTTCGCCATGCTCGTTATATGTGCGCCGGATGACGGCCAAGCCGCCACCGAATGCCTCGGCAAGCTTTGCGCGCATGTCCCGCTCGAACGCCGGATAAAGGCCGGCATCGGGAGGAGAGGAGAGCAGTTCGATGGTTTCCCCGGCACGCTCTGCCTGCGGCGGCCGCGGCGGTGCATTGCGCTCGCGCTCAAGTGCCCGGCGTTCTTTGCGCGTCATGTCAAAACACCACGTTGATGGCGCCGCGGCGCCGATCGCGGCCGCGAAGCTGGTCGCGCAGCAGATCGACGTAAGCGCGCAGCTCGTTGATCTTGGGCGGCGTGAACTCGGTGGCCGAGCCGTCGGAGAGGCGTACGCTGACAAAGGCCTCGCCGATCTGCAGCCGATGCAGCGCTAGCTCCGCCTGGCGTAAGCGCTCGGCAACCTCGTGCGGCGGGATCAGGTTCATGCTATAATCCCCGCGACGCTCTTGAGAGGTGATCAATGGCCTTTACAATATCCCGCCGCAATTTGTTGCAGGGGCTCGGCACCTGCGTCGTCGCCGCGCCGGCGGTGCTCACGCCGACTCGTAGCGCGCCGATCGTCCATTCGCGCGTGGTCAATGATCCAGGCCTCGCTCACATTCATGCAATTGTTGACCCGTGCCATCGGCACACGCTGATTGACCCGTGCCATCGGCACACGCTGAACGAGTGTGTCACGGAGATGGGCAAAAACTGGGAGTGCGTGCTCGACCAAGTTGAGATCGAGAAGGATGAACTGGCCAGGCTCGGACTGACTGGCGTCGCGCTTTAGCTCACAGCCCCTTGTTCAATGACGCGAGCTGCTCGAAATAGCTTTTTTGTTCGCCCGCATTTGCCGCCGGCGCCGGCGCCTCCGCCGGTAGCTCCTCGGCGCTCACGCCCCGCTCGATCGCGCGCGCGGCCCAATCGTCGGCCTTGAAGCTCGTGAAATAGGCGTGCGCGCCGGCGATGTTGCCAACGCGGCAGTCGAGGAAGTGATTGTCGCGGTGCGGCCGCTGCTTCCAGGTCTTGCGCTTGCGGCCGCGGAAGACACCGTCCTCGAGATATTCCGAGGTGATCTGCTTGAAATAGTTCTCGTCGAGGAAGCGGCCGAAGTGGCAGAAGCCAGGTGGAAACGTGAGGCCGGCGCCGTCGGCGATCGGCATCAGCGCCGCGTAGGTATAGAATTTCGATTTCAGCGGCCAAGTGCCCATCAGGCGGAGCTTGGCGCCGCCTTTGATCTTGCGGCCGCGGTAATCGATGTCCTGGTCGGTGGCGATGCCGAGCGGCACTTTCGACCAGCCGTCGTCGCCCTTGGTCGCCCTGGTGCCGGGATGCCGCCGCGTCCATTCGTAGACGACGTCGGTGCGATATCCGGAGTCGATCAGGAACTCGTCGGCGCGGAATTTGCGGCCGTTGGTGTCGGGCCATTCGCGCTCGTAGAGCTTGGTGAGCTCGGCGAAGGCGCCGGCGTCGACCTCGGTGGTCGAGCCGTCGAGATAGTCGGCGAAGATGGTCCAGCTCTGCTGATCGGGTGCGAACGCCACCACCTCGACATAGATGCCGCGCATCTGCACGTCGGCCGAGACGTTGACGAGGAGCGCACCGGGCGGAATCACCTCGGGCGGATAATCCTCGCGCCGCTGCATCAGCAGCTCGTAGTCCGGCGCATCGACGGCGACGTTGAAGGGTAAACCCAGCGTGAGGTTCCAGAAGGTCTTCAGCTTGGCCGGGTCGTTGCCGGCGACGACGTAATCCGCGGCAATGCCGTCCCAGGTGGAGAACGGCGCCGACAGTTCGTCGAAGTGATAGGACGGATATTTGCCCGGGCCCGGCGCGGTCGCTTGCCAGCGGCCGGTGCGGTAGACTGCGATCTTCTGCGCGCTCTCGATGATGCCGCCGCAGCACTGCGCGACGTAATGAGCCTGGTGCGGAAAGGTTTTCTTGAACTTGAGCCCGCGCGTCGAAGGATCGTAGGGCGCATTCCACTCGAGCACGATGCGCGACTGGCACTGCGGACATTCGACATGCCAGCGGCGCTGATCGCCGGCGGCGTGCTTCTCCTCGATCTTCGAGGCGTCCTGAATGACCGGCGTCGAGACGTAGGCGCGCTTCCAGGTGCCCGAGGCCTTGAACGATTTCTGCCCGCGGGCGACCAGCGAAAGCGGATCGCCTTGGCCTTCGAGATCGTCCTCGTATTCGTCGACCTCGTCGCAGAATGCCTTCTTCGCCGTGAGCATACGCAGGTTAGCCGGCGACGAAGCGAGCAACAACGACAGCGAGCCGCGCGGGAACTTCTTCTCGTACGTGGTCGAGCCGGTGGCCGAGCGCGACGATTGCGGATAGACCTTTTCGCGCAGCGGCGCGGTGCGCTCGATAAAGCGATTGAGCTTGATCGAATTGAATTTGCGCAGCGCGACGTCGGTCGGCTGCACCACCACCATGTCGCAGGGATCGCGGTCGATCGAGTAGCCGATCGCGCAGAGATACATGGTGGTGAAGGCGGTCTGCCCCGACTTCATCACCGCGATTTCGTTCACTGTGTCCAGCCCGAGCATGTCGAGCGGCTCGACGATGTGCGGCGTGCGGCGCAGATCGATCTTCTCGCCGGCATATTCACCATCCGGCAGCACCGCGTATTCGGCCGCCCAGACGGACGGCGCGATCGGCACCGACGGCGCGACGTGGGCGGAGAGCGTGCCGCCGACGATGGCGCGCGCGGAGTGGGTGTAGGCGAGCCTCACGGTGCCTCCTTCGCCTGGTCGGGCAGATCCGCGACAAGCGGGCCGGCTGCCTCCTCGGTTTTGCCTCGCACCTCGAGCTTGGCGAAGGCCTCGGCCAGGCCGCTGCGCAGCTCAAACGCGATTGCCTTGAGCAGCGCCCGGACGCCGGCTTCGCCGTTGCTGCCGACGGCTTCCACGAGATCCGCGGAGCGCAACGGCAGCCGGTCGATCAGTTGCACTGCCGCATCGCCCGCTTCGCGCAAAGCCGCGATGACGTCGGCGATCGGCACGACCAGGCCGCGGCGCTCGGCGAGGTCGAGCTTTTTCAGCTCGGCCTCGAAATGGATTTTCTGCAGCTGCGCCGCGCTGAACGTCGGCTCGGGCGGCGAGCTTGCGTCAGGCGGCTGCGGCGCGGCCGCCGCACGGAAATGGCGCGCTGTGGCGGCCGCCTGCACTTTCGTCGGATCGACGATCTCGCCAAGTGCTCGAGCGAACTCGGCTGGATCAATCAGCTTCTCGCCGCGCTCGCCGTCGCGGATCTTGAGCTTGCCGGCGGCGACGAGTTTTTTGACCTGGCGCGAGATCAGCGCCTTGTCGCGCTTCCGCGTCCGCGCCAATTCCGAGAGCGACAAAAGCTGCGGCGCAGCGGCGGCTGTCGCCGATCCAGCGACTTGCACCGTTGACACCGTTGACCCAGGATTTTTCGAGATCAGCTACTGCTTTTTCGACCTGCCGCGCCAGCGCGGGGGTACCCCGCCAGGAAGGACCCGCCGCCCTCGGCCGGTTGCGCCGCCGGCGGGGCGACCATCCGGCCGCGGATGTGGTTCCGGTAGCGGGCATCAGCCGCGCGGAGCGAAGCCGGAGAGCAAGGCGCCGAGCTCGCGCTCGGCCGCGACGGGCAGCTCGGCGGCGACGGTCGACTCGAAGGTCGCCTTCACATCATCCTTGAGCAGCTCGCGGGGAATGGCAGGCCCGAATAGCTCTCTGATTGGCAATCGGCCGACACGCGACCCTCCGTGCACTTCACGGACGAAGACATGGCCGCCGAGGGAGGGGGATATAAATGCCTGCTTAAACACGCGCCGCGTGCCCCACGGCGCCGCCGAGACGCCGTCCTTGCGCTGGCGCGCCGAAAATGCCGAGAGCGGCAGGAAGCCGCCGAAGCCGACGATGCGATAGGCCAGCTCGCCATAATTGGCGCGCCTGATCTTCAGCGCGCGCCGCACCGTGCCGTACTTCGCGCCGGTTTGCTTGACCAGCGCGCGCACGACCTTGGTGCGCGCCTTGTCGCCGACGCGATTGATCGCGCGGCGTATGACATGCGGCGCCTGGTTGCCGACCGTGCGCAATCGCTGCGCCATTTCCTCGAAGTCGGCGCGGACGTCGAGCGTGAACAGTCCGAAATCGTGCGAAGTCTTCACCGCCGCGCCGCCATCCTGTGCGCCAGCGCTACGCGTGCGAGCTGCGCCCGCTGCGCGATCGCGCGCGCATCTTCCAGCGCCGATCGGCCGACAAACGCGACTTCGCGCTTGACCGTTTCGACATCGCCGCGGAATGCGGCGCCGGCGGCGATGACGATCGCCTGTTTGCGTTCGGCGCAGCCGCAGCCCATTAGAGAAAATCCTTCCCGGCGTGATCCTTGAACAGCCCGGCGCGGCGGTCATAGGTACGAAGCGTATCGACGTCGCGATGGCGGGTGACACGCATCACCGAGAAGAAGTCGGCGCCGCGCTCGAGCGCCGAGGTAACAAACCCCGCGCGCATCGAATGTCCGGAATAGATCGCGTCATCAAATCCGGCGGCCGCCGCGTAATGCTTGACGATTGTCGCCACCGAGCGGTCGGTGAGCCGGCTACCGATTCGACCGCCTTTGTCGATTGAGCGGAAGACGGGGCCCTCGGCGATCACCGCGGCCTCGAGCCAGGCGCGCAGCGCCGCGACCGGCTTGAGCTTGCGGCCGTTCGGCACGGCGACGAAGGCGCCTTCGCCGTCCTGGTCGGTTTTCGAGGCGCGGATGGCGACGATGACGCCGCGATCGGTGAATTCGAGATCAGTGACGTCGAGGGCGACGAGCTCGCTCCGGCGCAGCGCCGCGGCAAATCCCAGCAGCATCAGCGCGCGGTCGCGAAGGGGGCGCAGGTTTTTCGCGTTAACATCTTCGTTAAACTGAGCGGAATGCTTGCTCAGCATCGCGCTCAAAGTCTGCGCCGTCGCCGGCGCCTTGCGCGTCACGGCGACACCGATCTTGCGGCGGATGCCCGAGAGCACCGCGCGGACCGTCTCAGCATCGCTGGGCGGGACTAAGCCTTTGAGTTTGTGAGCATACGCTATCGCAGCCAGGCGCCGCCTGATCGTCGAGACTTTTTTCCCGGCGTCGGCAAGCTGCGCGAGGTAAGTAGCGAGAGTCGTCGGCGCCGCTGGCAGCGGACATAGGCCAAGGCCGTCGCACCATCGGGCGAAATCCGCCCAATCAGCACGATAAGCGCGTCGCGTGGCCTCAGATTTGGAAGCTGCGGCATAATTAGTCGCCGATCGCAGCGCTTCGGCGAGCGCCGGCGCCGGATTGGTTGATCGCCGAGCCAGTACGTCCGTGGTCTCGGCGATCGGGACCGGCCGATCGGTGACGACCGGCAGATCCTTATCGTTCATGTTGGGGTTAACCCCAAATCAAGTTGGGGTTGACCCCCCAGATCGAGGACGACCGGCAGATCCGCATGGGCCACTTACCCCGGCTCAGGCCGTCGTACGGCCGTAAGTAGGAGCTGGCGCGAAGTACCGCGGCTCGATCAGCAATTCCGCACTTGTGCGCTCATAGCTGCCGCTACCGTCCATTTGATGCCCCACGGCTCTCACATACAAAAAACGATCATCCGTATCATCGGAAAGGGCCATGATTCCGGCGAGCAAAACCTCCCGAACAACATTCGGCAGGCCGGGGTCTTTCATGACCGTGCGCCGGGCCGATTCTTTGGTGCGGAAGGAGCCTTCAAACGCGTAACTCATGAAACCTCCGATAAAAATTCGCTGTTAACTTATATGTCAACAGTGACCGTTGATTGGTTCCGAGAAGCGGCCGTTATCGGAAACAGAAAGATCGCATTTCCTCAGCCGCGATCGCGAAAATGCCTTGCAACACGGCGAAGCAAGCGATGACCCAGAGCACTATCATGTTTGTTTGTCCGCGAGCATCCGCCGCCGCTGGATCGGAATGATGCGGCCTTTGCTGCAAATCGCGGCGATTCCGCTGTCGCGCTGCGGCGACCTAAAAGACGTCGGCGACGTCGATTGAAAGCCCATGCGCCTTTGCAGGCCGAGGACGAATTGATCGAGCGCGTCTTTTTGTTCGAGAAATAGCCCCGGCCGCTGATTGAGCGGCGGCGACAGAAAATGGATCATGCTGCGCAACTCGTCGAGCGCACGCTCGACGCGGTGAGCGCTTTTGTGGCGACGCGCGTCACATGGGCCGGCTCCCCACCAAAAAATGCGAAACCCGCCGCAGCGCGTCGGCGCCGGGCGGGCTCAGAACCTTTTTCAGGCCTCGCTACGTTGTCAAGCTTTTGCCCCCTCGTCAACTGGCACCGTTCGCACCTTGGAATTCCTAGGTTTTTTGGTCGGCGCGCCGGCCTTTTTGCGCTGCGGTCTGAGCGGCAAAGGTTTAGGCTTGCCAACGACATGCGACCAAACCGCGCGCTTTTTCTGTTCCGCGAGCCACGGTGCGGCCGGCGCCGCCGGCGGCAGCGCCTCGTGCTCCGTAAGGTTAAGCGTTTGTGTCAGGCTGCCGAGCGCGCGATGCCAGAGGTGATAATCGGCGCGGCCGAGTACGATCTCGGCCGGCGACGGCGACCAGCGCAACGGGCAATAGGAGCCCGCGGTGTAGAGATTTTTGCTGCGGCATTCGCCGACGATCATCGGCCCGCGCCGTCCGGGAATCTGATACGGCCGCGGCATGCCGCTTTTCCATTTCGGCCGCGTCCCCATGACTGCATGCGTGATGACGAGCGCAGTGACGTTGATGGTGGAGACGAAGAGCACGTCGCGCGGCCGCACCTGGGGCGGCGTCGCATCCTTGTCATAATAACCGGCTTCGGCCGTGCGGCCTCGTACGCGCCCTCTCGGCCGCGGCCGCAGATCGTTGACGCTCACCAGCGCCCGCAGCTCGCCGACGATGATGTCGAAATCCTGCTCGATCGAGATCTTGCCGAGCGCATTGACGGCTCGTTCGATCTCCTCCGCGTCGGGATGTGGCAGGCCGAATTGCGCGTAACGTTGCGCGCCGCCGCCGGCGAAGTTGCTTTCGTCCGGATTGACACCGCCGAGCGAGCCGTATTGCGACATGCGGTCCCAGATGCCCTCGGCGGCCGATGTCTGCCGCTTGCTGAGCTCGTCGAGATAGGCCCAGCGGAGGAGCTCCTCGATATCGACTTTTTTCCGCGGTGCATTCGCAGCCGCCACTCCAACCCTGCTCGCGCGCCGCGACTTTTGTTTGTTCATTGTTGTTCCGCGCTGTTTGATGCCCATGACGCGGCCGTGCGATCGGGTTGGCGGGCGGCGATCGCCAGGCCGCGGAAGAAAGAGTCACCAGCGCGGGACGGGTGTCATGCCACCACCGCCGGCGCCATGATGGCCTGGGTGATCGACAGTGCGGCGCCAGTGACGATCTCGTAATGCTCGTAGCGGTCCGGCCGCGACGCCTTGGTGAGCCGCCCGGAGAAATTAGCCACCGGCAATCCGCGCCGGCCGCCGCCGACAGCGATCAGGAACCGCTTGGTCTGTTCGAAGACGATGCGGCGCGCCTCGAGCTCCGAGCCGTTGAAGGCACGGATCTCGACGGTGGCATCCTCGCCAACATCGACCCGCGCCTGATGGATGCACGGACCGATCCAGCGGCCGGGCGGGACGCACAGCGCCAGCGCCGGCGGCAGGCGAAACCGGAAGGTGAAATCGGCGGTGAAGCCGACCAGACGCTGCGCGCTGGAAATCGAGGCTTCCATGCGCCAGGAGAATGGTCAGCAATACTGACCTTTTTGTTAATCCGGCGCTTCCCGGCGGCGGCTCGCCCGGTATGGCAGCGGGCTGGAGCGGCGCCCTCTGAAACGGCGGCGGCACTTATGAGCGCTCACGAAACGGCGTTTCAGCCGTTAGCGAAACGCCCAGACCAGACCAAAAAATAAGAGAGTTGGTCGAAGGGAGCTCTGCACCCGACGTGGTGCGCGCAATCGAAAGCCTTAAGCCCTACAGCGGCGGTAATAATGCGCTCCGGCTCATTCACGACTTGGACATTACCGATAAGCATCATGCGCTGTTGC